TAGTTTCCATCATGTTTCCGGCGTGGTTCCTTGGTAGAAACCCAAATAAGAAGGTTATGATGGTCTCACACACCACAGACCTTGCAGTGGACTTCGGTAGAAAGGTAAGAAACCTAATTAACACTGACGCATATCGTGATATATTTTCAACCGTGCAGCTTGCCGCCGATTCTAAGTCGGCTGGTAGGTGGAACACCAACTCGGGAGGCGAATACTATGCGTGTGGTATTGGTTCTGCCCTTGCTGGGCGCGGTGCTGACCTCCTGCTCGTGGACGATCCCCATTCCGAACAAGATGTCATCAATGGAAATTTTGAAGTGTTTGAGAAAGCCTACGAATGGTTTACTTTTGGAGCGCGGACCCGACTCATGCCAGGGGGTAGGGTGGCAATTATCCAGACCAGATGGCACATGGACGATCTTACGGGACGAGTTACCCGAGATATGGCCCAAAATGACCGATCCGACCAGTACGAAGTCGTCGAGTTTCCAGCTATATTGGACACAACAGACAAAAGAACTGGAGCTATAACCCAAAAACCTCTATGGCCTGAGTTCTTTGATATGGATGCCCTGTTGCGTACTAAGGCATCTATGCCCGTTTTCCAGTGGAATGCCCAGTACCAACAACATCCTACCGCTGAAGAAGCCTCTATAGTAAAACGTGAGTGGTGGAGGACATGGGAACGAGAAGATGCACCGTTCTGTGAATATATTATAATGTCCTTGGACGCGGCGGCAGAGAAGCATAATCGTGCTGACTATACGGCGCTGACAACGTGGGGTGTATTCCTTAATGAGGAAGAGGGAGCGCACCATATTGTATTATTAAATAGTATAAAGGACCGACTAGAGTTTCCTGAACTTAAAGAACTTGCTATGAGAGAGTATTCTGAGTGGGAGCCTGACTCGTTTATTGTTGAGAAAAAGAGTGCAGGTACAGCTATATATCAAGAGATGAGACGTATGGGGCTACCTGTCCAAGAATATACACCACATAGAGGCTCTGGCGATAAACTTGCTCGTTTAAACTCTGTAGCAGACATAGTGGCCTCTGGTATGGTATGGGTTCCTCAAACGCGTTGGGCTGAAGAGGTAGTGGAAGAGATTGCTGGATTTCCTTTTATGAGCCATGATGACTTAGTGGACTCTACCGTTATGGCCCTCATGCGGTTTAGACAAGGTGGGTTTATCAGATTGCCCTCAGATGAGCCTGACCCTATTCAGTATTTCAGACAGCGCCGGGGCGGTTACTATTAGGGGATAGACCATGGCTATTGAAAAAGGATTATACGCCGCACCTGAAGGCATTGATGAAGATGTCGAGGATGAAGTAGCGGAATTTGAGATTGATATTGTCAATCCTGATATGGTTACCATGTCCGATGGTAGCGTTGAGGTCACTCTTGTGCCCGGAGAAGATGTCGGACCTACGGAGTTTGATGCTAACCTAGCTGAAGTTCTTGATGAGATGGAACTAGAGCGCATCTCTGGTGAGTTGGTAGGTTATGTTGATACTGACATTGATAGCCGTAAGGATTGGGCAGATACGTTTGTTAAAGGTCTTGATGTCCTTGGATTTAAATATGAAGAGCGTTCTGACCCATGGGAAGGCGCGTGTGGCGTGTTCTCTACAGTTCTTGCGGAAGCTGCTATCCGATTCCAAGCGGAGACGATGAGTGAAACTTTTCCTGCTGCTGGTCCTGTTAAAGTTAAAATTCTTGGTGAGGAGACCTCCGAGAAGTTAGAGGCTGCAGAGCGTGTTAAAGCCGATATGAACTACGAGCTTACAGAGCGTATGGTTGAGTACCGCCCTGAGCATGAACGGCTTCTGTATAGCCTTGGATTGGCTGGATCAGCCTTTAAGAAGGTGTACTTCGACCCCAATATTATGAGACAGGTAGCTGCTTATGTTCCTGCTGAGGATGTAATCGTTCCTTACGGCGCATCAAACATAGAAAGTGCCGAGCGTGTTACGCATATTATGCGTAAGACCAAGAACGAATTACGTAAATTACAGGTTAACGGATTTTATCGAGACGTTGAATTAGGTGACCCACGCCCGTATCGTACTGATATTGAAGAGAAAAAAGCTGAAGAAGGCGGATATTCCATCACTGATGATGACCGTTACGCGCTCTACGAGATACACGTTGATATGGTTATTGAGGGCGCTGAAGACGATGATGACGAGGATGATATAGCTCGCCCCTATGTAGTTACTATAGAGCGTGGTTCTGGCACTATTTTAGCCATACGTCGTAATTGGGATCCTGAAGATCCCCTTATGCTCAAGCGTCAACACTTCGTACATTATGTTTATGTACCCGGATTTGGATTCTATGGCCTTGGTTTGATTCATATTATTGGTGGTTACGCTCGTGCGGGCACATCTATTATCCGTCAATTAGTCGATGCTGGCACACTTTCTAACCTTCCGGGTGGTCTAAAATCGCGTGGCTTACGTATAAAAGGTGACGATACTCCTATCGAACCCGGTGAGTTCCGTGATGTAGACGTGCCGTCTGGTAGTGTCCGCGATAATATTATGATGCTTCCTTACAAGGAGCCTTCACAAACCCTTCTGGCATTACTGGATAGAATCACCACAGAGGGCCGTAGGCTCGGCGCTATTTCTGACATGAATATATCCGACATGTCTGCTAATGCGCCTGTAGGGACCACTTTAGCCCTTTTAGAGCGTACTTTGAAGCCAATGGCCGCTGTTCAGGCTCGCGTACACTACGCCATGAAGCAGGAGTTCAAACTCCTTAAAGCAATTATGGAAGAGTATGCACCCGCAGAGTATGGGTATGAGCCCCTACGAGGTGAGATTAGCGCACGTCAGGCCGACTATGCCGCTGTAGATGTTATTCCAGTGAGTGATCCTAATAGCTCTACAATGGCTCAGAGGGTTGTTCAGTACCAAGCTGTGCTTCAGATGGCACAGTCTGCCCCTCAGATATATGATTTACCCGCATTGCATAGGCAGATGATCGAAGTACTTGGTGTAAAGAACGCAGAAAAACTCGTTCCAACTAAGGATGATCTCAAACCGAAGGATCCAGTTAGTGAGAACATGGATGCCCTAGTCGGTAAACCTATGAAAGCGTTCATCTATCAAGATCACGATGCCCATATAGCTGCACATACATCGTTTATGCAGGATCCAATGATTGCCCAGATGATTGGTCAGAACCCGCAGGCGCAGCAGATTATGGCGTCATTACAAGCACACATAGCGGAGCATCTTGGCTTCAGCTATCGTAAACAGATCGAGGAGAAACTTGGTGCATCCCTTCCACCTCCCGACCAAGAGTTGCCCGAAACCGTTGAAGTCTATCTCGCACAACTGGTTGGAAATGCCGGTAAACAACTCACGCAGGCGCATCAGCAACAGGCTGCTCAACAGCAAGCTCAACAGCAAGCTCAAGATCCTATTCTCCAGCTTCGACGTCAGGAAGCTGCGACTAAACAAGCAGAAGTACAGCGTAAAGCTCAGAAAGATATGGCTGACCTTCAAATACGCGCAGTTGAGCAACAGCGTAAAGCTGAGGCTGACCGTACGGATGCTCTTCTGGCGGCTAAAAAGCTTGAACTGGAGAAGGCTTCCGTGGCGATAGATGCCAAACAGGCCAACATGAAAGATAAGATCGAGGCAGATAAGTTCGATCTAGAAATATTCAAAACTGTGACAACCCCAACTAAGAAGTAGTAGCCCCATATGGCTAAAACCGTCTTTGACGTGCTGAAAGAACGCATCGAGGATCAGCGATCCTCTGCAACAGAGTTTCTATCCAGTGGTGGTTCTAAGGACTACGCTGAGTATAGGGAATTGTGTGGTGTAATTCGGGGTCTCGATACCACACTCTCATTCATGGAAGACCTCTTGCGAAGTCATATGGAAGACGACAATGAGTGATAATACCACTACCAAGCCGGATATTACTGATGCGGAATGGGAAGCCCAGCTTCCTAAACCTGTGGGGTATAGGCTGTTAGTTGCACTACCTGAAATTGAGGACCATTACACAGGTAGCTCTGTTTTAAAAACAGATACTGAAAAACATCGTGAATATATCATGTCGATTATGGGTATTGTTATTGACATGGGAGCAGATGCGTATAGTGATAAAGAACGCTTCCCAGAAGGCCCATGGTGCAAACAGGGTGATTATGTCATGTTTCGGATGAATACTGGAACAAGATTTAAAGTTAATGGCAAAGAGTTTCGTTTAATGAACGATGATTCTGTTGAAGCTGTTATTCCTGACCCTCGTGGCATAATGACTGTCTAGGAGCGATATAATGCCTTTTGAGAAAGTTGAGTTTTCCCTGCCGGACCCTGATGAGGAAGGCGGTGTAGAGATAGAAATTGAGGCGTCTAGCGCCCAAGAATTGGAGAAACCTAATGATTCAAAGCGTTCTGCAAAGTCTGAAGCGCCGGATGATGGCGGTGAAGATGTCGATATTGAAGTTGTGGACGATACTCCTAAAGCGGATAGAGGACGTAAAGCGTCGGATCCGCCAGAGGATGTAACTGACGAAGAGCTCGAAGAGTATTCTGAGAAGGTTCAGAAGCGTATTAAACACTTCAGTAAAGGATACCATGACGAGCGTAGGGCTAAAGAGACGGCTTTGCGAGAGCGTCAGGAGCTTGAGCGTTATGCCCAGCAGCTTGTAGAGGAGAATCGTAACCTCAAGAGTACTGTTGGACGTAACCAGACAGCCCTTCTCGATCAAGCTAAACAATCAGTTGCTTCAGAGCTTGAAGCCGCCAAGCGTTCTTATAAGACAGCTTACGAGTCCGGGGATTCCGATGCTGTGCTTGAGGCACAAGAGAAGTTAACTAATGCTAAAATTAAAGCAGAACGATTAGAAGCTATTAAAATTCCTCCTTTACAGGAGGATGGAACCCCTGTAGGTTCCGAAAGTAATACTGGTAACGCCGCCCCAGCACCAGTGGACGAGCGAGCCGCAGAATGGGCAAAGTCCAATACGTGGTTCGGAACGGACGATGAAATGACAAGCTTTGCGCTGGGGTTGCATAATAAGCTTGTTAAATCGGGTGTAGACCCGAGGAGTGACGACTACTACGATGCATTAAATGCTCGTATGCGACAAGTCTTTCCAGAAAACTTCGACGAGGATTCGGACGAAGGTGAAGGAGATAGTGTTAAGAGGGCACCGAAGCGTCAGGCTAATGTGGTTGCACCCGCTACGCGGAGCACAGCACCTAAAAAGGTGGTTTTAACGCAAACACAGGTAAACCTTGCGAAACGCCTTGGAGTACCACTTAAAGATTACGCCGCACAGGTTGCATTGGAGATGAGGAAAAATAATGGCTGATAACCGAATCAATCGTGAACAAACTACTCGTGAGAAAGATTCTCGCCGCCGTGCTTGGCAGCGCCCAGAGGTGCTTCCTTCGCCGGATCCAGAGCCAGGATACAAGTACCACTGGGTTCGTGTGTCTACGCAAGGGCAGGTTGATGCCACCAATGTTTCTTCCAAGCTCCGTGAAGGTTGGGAGCCCGTAAAGGCTTCAGATCATCCTGAGATCACCATGGTTGCCGTGGAGCATGAACGCTTCAAGGACAATGTTGTGATTGGGGGTCTGATGCTCTGCAAGGCTCCAGCAGAACTCGTCGAAGAGCGAAATGATTACTACAATCATCAAACCCGCTCCCAGATGGAATCTGTTGATAACAATCTTATGCGTGAAAATGATCCTCGTATGCCGCTCTTTAATGATCGGAAGACGAAGGTTACTTTCGGTAATGGAACTTAACCTAAACTTGGGAGCTATAAATGGCTTATCCTACTGTTAGCGGCCCTTACGGGCTCGTTCCGGTAAAGCTATTAAGCGGCACCCCCTTCGCTGGTGTTACTCGTCAATACAGCATTGCTAATGCGTATAACACGAGCATCTTCTATGGGGACGCCGTTACGCTTGTAACCGGAGGCACTGTTGAGCGTGATACGTTCGATGCTGCCATGACACCAATCGGTGTCTTCCTCGGATGTACTTATACTGATCCGGGTACTTCACAAACTGTTTTCCGTCAGTACTATCCTGCAAGCACTGCGGCTGATGACATCAAGGCTTATGTGGCTGATGCTACAGACCTTCTGTTCAAAGTTGCTGTTGTTTCGTCAGGTACTACTATTGGTGATCTCGCTATCACTGACATCGGTGCAAACGTAGCAGGTGTTAACAACGCAGGTGATTCGGTTTCTGGCAACTCACGTTGTGCGATTTCCGATACATCGGCTACAACAGCTACACTGCCATTCCGTATTGTCGGTCTGGTCGAAGAAACCAAGAATACGTCTGGCGGTTACACTGAGGCTTACGTTAAATGGAACGCAGGTCATCAGTTTAACAACACCACTGGCGTGTAAGGAGTGAAGTAAAATGGCAATATCACGCGCCCAATTACTTAAAGAGCTCCTTCCTGGCCTGAACGCACTGTTCGGTCTGGAGTACGCCAAATATGGTGAGGAGCATAAGGAAATCTTCGAGTCCGAGACTTCAGATCGGTCATTCGAGGAAGAAACCAAATTATCGGGCTTTTCTGCTGCGCCTGTCAAAAACGAAGGTTCTGCCATCGAATATGACAACGCTCAGGAGACATGGACCGCTCGCTATACACACGAGACCATCGCAATGGGCTTCTCAGTTACTGAAGAAGCTATTGAAGATAACTTGTACGACTCCTTGTCGTCTCGTTACACGAAGGCTCTCGCCCGTGCTATGGCGTACACCAAGCAGGTTAAAGCTGCAGCTATCCTGAACAATGCGTTCAGCGGCTCAGGTGTAACCTACGGTGACGGCAAAACCCTTTGCGCTACTGACCACCCGCTTGTTTCGGGTGGCACAAACTCCAACACTCCTTCTGTTGCGGCGGATCTCAACGAGACCTCCCTTGAAGCTGCAGTCATTCAGATTGCAGGTTGGACAGACGAGCGTGGTCTTCTTATTGCGGCTAAACCGCGTAAGTTGGTCATTCCTCCGGCGCTCCAGTTCGTGGCTACACGACTTCTGGAAACTGAGGGTCGCGTTGGCACAGCGGATAACGACATCAACGCTATCCGTAACAATGGTGCGATCCCTGAAGGCTACACAGTCAACCACTATTTGACTGATACAAACGCTTGGTTCCTTATGACCGACGTTCCAAATGGCCTTAAGCACTTCGTCCGTACTCCGATGCAGACATCCATGGATGCCGATTTCGATACGGGCAACAGCCGTTATAAAGCACGCGAGCGTTATTCGTTCGGTGTTTCAGATCCTCTCGGGATCTTCGGCTCACCCGGCGCGTAAAAATTACGCGTTGGTTGGAAAGGGGGGCCTTGTCGCCCCCCTTTTTATTTCTTATTATGGTGTATCCCTGACAGCTACATGGTGTAGCTGACACTAGCCACGACAGGAGATTCACATGGCTACTACAACCTTTTCCGGTCCTATTAAGGCCGGATCTGTCCGCGAAGGCGCATCTGCCAACGTGG